ATGCTGCTGAAAAACAAGAACATCAAAAGCAAGTATTCAGTGATTTAAATGGGGCAGTAACTACATTATCGGGTTCCGTTAACGCCTTCAAGAAAAATGTTGATGGCACAACGCTTGCATTGAGTGACTTAATAGATGCCTCTGATCAACTATACGAAGCAATGACCGGACAGAAGCGACAACGAAGTGATGGTAGTAATCCAGGAGGCGCTCCCGGAGACGGAAAGAGCACCGTCAGTGGCGTTGATCCAGAAAAAATAAAACAGGCTACTGCATTCTTTGAAGGTCAAGGATGGACAAAAGAACAGGCCGCCGGTCTGGTAGGAAACTTAATTACTGAAAGTAAATTAGATCCAAATGCAGTAGGTGATGGCGGTAAAGCATATGGAATAGCACAATGGCATCCTGATAGACAATTAGAATTTAAAAAATGGTCAGGTCAAGATATTCAAGGTTCGTCGTTCCAAAAACAATTGGAATTTATTGATTATGAACTTAGAGGCGGCAAGGAACAAAAAGCAGGTAAGGCTTTAGCTGCTACTACTTCAGCCTCTGAGGCCGCAATGGTAGTAGATAAGCAGTATGAACGATCAAGCGGGGCAGCATTAGCAGAACGACAAGCTAATGCTGAACAAATTGCTAGTGGTAATTTTGGCGGATTAGCCGGACAATATAAAGACCGAGCTGGTCCAAAAAACTTAGCTACCATTCAAGCACAAGGAAAATCAACGCAAGTTTCTTCCGAAGCCTCGGAACATTTCCAAAATTTATTAAATCATCTAACTGATGTCGGATATAAAATTAATAGCTTAGGTGGGTATAACGATAGAAACATTGCAGGTACAAATACAAAGAGTGCCCACGCTCGTGGATTAGCAATTGATATCAATCCTAGCACCAATCCACACGGTTCTTCGTTGATAACTGATCTTCCGAGTAGTGCTGTTAATTTTGCAAGAAAATCAGGTTTGGGATGGGGCGGTGATTGGAAGAGTAGTAAAGATGCTATGCACTTTAGCGCACAAAAAAATGAAGGCGGGTGGGTACAAGCCGAACGAGGAGGAATTTTTAAAGGGCCAGATTCTGGCTACCCTGCAATACTTCACGGTAAAGAAGCAGTTATCCCGCTAGACAACAAGTTCACAAGAACACAATCTTCCGAACAATACACAGTTAATGGTAAGCCAGTTGACAAAAAAGCTTATGATAGCTTTATGAGAGCTAATCCTGAACTTCAAAACATCCAGCAAAAAGTTCAATCAATGCTTGGTACTATTAGCAATGATAAGCTAGATCCTGCTAAAATAATAAATTCGATGTCACGGTTGATGGATAATAATTTGACTGGTGTTAAGGACGAAGTGATCGATAAAAATAAGAAGATCCAAGACTCATTAATTCAGCTAGTAAGCAAAGAAACTAACAAAGCATTACAAGCAATTAATGAAACTAATCAACCTATGCAAAACGCAGCAACAGCAATAACAAATTCAATGCAGACTGTTATGAAAGCTCATACAAGTTCAATGAATGAGCTATCTTATCGATTAGGACAAATGGTAGATGCAATGGAAACAAGCAACGATGTCACTAAGAAGATTTTGAAAAAAGCTAGTGCCTAACACTAAATAGACAGTAACTAAAAGAAGTCTAAACATGTCATATAAAAAGAAGTTCTTAAACAAGAGTGGGGTGTCAAGTCCTATCTCTGGTGTCAACAGTAACAGCGGCGCTTGGAACAGCCAAGGCGGCTCATCTGATGGCTATAGCAACACTGAGTTTGGCTATAAGAACTATATGAGCAGACTTCCGGAAGTTTACACCGGACACCCTAATAGAATCGAGCGTTATAATCAATATGAAATGATGGATGTTGATGCTGAAATTAACGCTTGCTTAGACATTATTGCAGAATTCTCCACACAACGAAATGAACATAACAAAACTCCATTTAGCTTTGAGTTTAAAGAAGAACCTACTCCTCACGAAGTAGAACTATTGGGCAAGCAATTGCAACAGTGGTGTAAACTAAATGAATTTGATGTTCGTATGTTTAAGATTTTCCGTAACATTGTAAAATACGGAGATCAAGTATTTGTTCGTGACCCAGAAAACTTCAAGTTATACTGGGTTGATATGGTTAAGGTTATTAAGGTAATCGTTAACGAAAGTGAAGGCAAGAAGCCCGAACAGTATGTACTCAAAGATATCAATATTAACTTGCAGAACCTTAGTGTTGCACAAAAGACGAATACTGACTTTGCAGCTAATCCAGCAACTGGATTAGGGGGCAGTGGCGGTGGCACCAACACTCCATACACTGTTCCTGCAATGCCATATAACACTACCGGATCACGCTTCACTTTAGGACAGAGTGAGTCTGCGATAGACGCAAAGCACATTGTTCACTTGAGTTTGACAGAAGGGCTTGACAGATTTTGGCCTTTCGGTCAGTCAATTCTAGAGAACATCTTCAAGGTCTATAAGCAGAAAGAACTTCTAGAAGACGCTGTTCTAATCTATCGTGTGCAGCGTGCTCCAGAGCGTAGAATGTTCAAGATCGATGTAGGTAATATGCCAAGTCACATGGCTATGGCATTTGTTGAGCGTGTTAAGAACGAAATTCACCAGCGTAGAATTCCTTCATTATATGGCGGCTCAAGTGTTGTTGATGCTTCATATAATCCATTGTCAATGAACGAAGACTACTTCTTCCCCGTAACAGCAGAAGGTCGTGGTTCAAGTGTTGAGGTTCTTCCTGGTGGACAGAACTTAGGCGAAATCGATGACTTGAAATACTTCAACAATCGTCTTGCTCGTGGTCTTCGTGTCCCATCAAGCTATCTTCCAACTGGACCTGATGATAACTCTACTCCACTGAGTGATGGTCGTGTTGGTACTGCGATGATTCAGGAATTCAGATTCAATCAGTATTGCGAACGCTTGCAGAACTACATTGCTCTCAAATTAGACGAGGAATTCAAGCTGTTCTTGCGCTGGAGAGGATTCAATATTGATACTGGATTGTTCCAAATCACATTCAATCCTCCACAAAACTTTGCTGCATATCGTCAAGCTGAATTAGACAACAGCAGAGTTGGTACATTCACTAGCATGGAAGCATTGCCTTACATGTCAAAGAGATTCGCTATGGAAAGATTCTTGGGCTTGACCGAAGAAGAAATCAAGAAGAATGAAAAGCTTTGGGAAGAAGAAAATAGCGAAAAGGTTGAAATGGAAGCTGCCGGCTCTGACTTGAGAAACATCGGTATTAGCTCTGGTGACTTTGAAACTGATCTTGAAACCGCAGACGAAATTGAAAACACTGAAGCGCCTGAAGAAGGTCCAGATGTTGCTGGCCCAGTAGGGGGCGAATCTCCCGCATCAGGTGCACCTTCAGCACCGGGCGGCGGACCCGGTGGACCAATGCAAATCTAAATTAAATGAGAGAATTTCTAAAGTTTCTTTTAATTTGGATTTCTCAAAATTTAGCTATTCCGTTTTGGATGATAGGACATATTCATTTGAGTGTGAATATGAGTATCTATCAAGACTTGCATATAATACTAGCATCGCTTGGGATGAATATTATTGTAGCCATTGGATTTTGGGTAGACTACAAATCACAAAAAGATAAATAAAAATATGCAACTGTTTGAAATGTTCGACGCACCAATTAATGGTCTACAAGATGTCAATGATGACAACAGCAAGCCGGTGTGGAGAACATCCCGCAAAACCAAACTGACTCTTGCACAAATTAGAAAATTACGCAAAATGATGGATGTGCGTAATTATGAGAAGAAATTATATCTCAATAAGGTTCGCACTCAGTATGGTGCTAAACCAGAAGCCGAAGCTGCTGTTTAATAAAATTATCAAAAATTTAAAAAATACATAGTTATAACGCACTTTTCCTGACTACGGCATAAGTAAGTCTACACAAAGCCATTGTTATCAGGAGAAATTTAATGGACACTAAAAAATTCGAACAATTAATGGACCTCGTTATCAACGAAGATAACGATAGAGCCCAAGAACTATTTCACGAAATCGTTGTAGAAAAGTCAAGAGAAATCTTTGAGTCAATCATGGCTGAAGAGATGGACGAAGACGAAGACATGATGGAAGACGATATGGACGGCGGCATGGGCGGCCAAGTAGGCGATCTACTTGACGAAATCAATGCAGAAGAATCCGGTCTTGCAGAAGAAGAAGACGAAGGTGAAGAAGACCTAGACTTCGGTGATGACGAAGTTGACTTCGGTGATGACGAAGACATGGGTGATGAAGGCGGCGACGAAGTTGAAGACGCTGTAATCCGCATTGAAGACAAGCTTGACCAGTTGATGGCAGAGTTTGAAGATATCATGGGCGGCGGCGAAGAAGAAGACTTCGGTGGCGAAGAAGAAATGGACTTCGGCGGCGACGAAGAAGAAATGGACTTCGGTGGCGAAGAAGACGAAGAAGCTCTAGCAGAAGCAGTACAGCTTAAGAAGGTTTCTGTAACTCACGGCGACAACGGCGTACAGACAAAGAGCCCAGGACTACAGGGTTCAGGTCAAGCTGGAATGGACAGTCACCCAGTAAAGTTCGCAGGCGAAAGTGAAGCAGTTCCTACTGCTCCTAAAGCTCCAAGCAACTTCTACTCAAAGGGTGAAACATCTGTAAAGGGTGCAGGTAACTTCAAGAATGCTCCTGGTAAGGATAACTTCAAGGACAAGGGCGAAGCAGCTCCTAAGCCAAAGCACGGTGATGACGGTTCAAACGCTAAGAGCCCAGTAGCAGAGTCACGCAGACCTGCTCGTAGACCAGTAAGATAAGGATCTGAGAGCAAATGGCTTTGTATCTTAGAGAAAATCTCACCTTCGATAGAGCAGGCATGGTTGTCGAATCTATCAAAGAAGAGGGCGCTGATTTTAAGACCCTCTATATGAAGGGGATTTTCATTCAGGGCGGGGTAAAGAACGCAAATGAGCGTGTTTACCCCGTCAATGAAATTGAAAATGCTGTAGATACATTGAACAAGCAAATCTCAGAAGGTTACTCAGTTTTGGGTGAAGTTGACCACCCAGATGATCTAAAAATCAATCTAGACCGTGTATCACATATGATTACAAGCATGTGGATGGACGGTGCCAACGGTTTTGGCAAACTAAAAATTCTCCCAACTCCAATGGGTCAACTCGTAAGAACGATGTTGGAGTCAGGGGTCAAGCTAGGTGTATCCAGTCGTGGATCAGGTAATGTAAACGATATGGATGGTAGAGTCAGTGATTTTGAAATCATTACTGTCGATATCGTTGCCCAACCTAGCGCACCAAACGCATATCCCAAAGCAATTTATGAAAGTCTCATGAACATGAAGCACGGACATAAAGTGTTAGAGATTGCTAAGGAAGCACAGGGCGACAAAAAAATACAACGATTCCTTGGTGAGGAAGTAAAGCGCCTCATCAATGAACTTAAAATATAAAAAGGAATCAAATACATGTTAGATGCTATCAAGCCATTACTTGAAAGCGGTCTCATCAACGAAGATATCGGGCAGCAGTTAAATGAAGCCTGGGAAATTAAGTTGAATGAAGCTCGTGAACAGGTCCGTGCAGAACTCCGTGAGGAATTTGCACAACGCTACGAACATGATCGTGGCGTAATGGTAGAAGCCCTTGACAAGATGATGACCGATCACCTAGCAGAAGAAATTCGTGAATTTGCTTCTGAAAGACAGGCAATGAATGAAGAACGCATTCAATCGCAATTTAAATTGCGTGAAAATGCTACTAAGTTCAATAACTTCATGGTGACCAAACTAGCCGAAGAAATCCGTGAACTACGCAGTGATCGCAAAGTTCAATTGGAAAATCAGAAGAAACTAGAACAATTTGTTGTTCATGCCCTATCAAGAGAAATTAAAGAATTCTCACAAGATAGACAAGCAGTAGTTGAAGCTAAGGTTAAGTTGGTAGCTGAAGGTCGCAAGCAACTTGAAGTACTTAAAGCTAAGTTCATTAGTGAAAGTGCCAAGAAAGTTAGCGGCATTGTATCAACTCATCTTAAGGGTGAACTATCACAACTTAAGGAAGATATCAAGCTTGCAAGAGAAAACACTTTTGGTCGTAGATTGTTCGAAGCATTTGCGGGAGAATTCTCAGTTACTCACTTAAACGAGAAAGCTGAAACTCGCAAAGTAATCAAAACACTAAAATCAAAAGATGCACAGCTTGCAGAAGCTAGAGCTAAGTTGGAAGAAGTCAGCAAGCTCGTAGAATCAAAAGATCGTGAAGTTCGCATTATTAAGGAATCTTCGCAGCGTGAAAAGACAATGGGTCAACTATTGTCAACACTAAACGCTGAAAAGTCCGAAGTAATGAGAGCATTACTCGAAAGCGTACAAACTCCTAAGTTGGAGAACGCTTTCAATAAGTATTTACCAGCAGTTCTAAATACTGGTTCAGTAGACACCTCCCCTCGCAAGAAGGCTCTTACTGAATCTGTTATCGTAGAAGCAACTGGTAATAAAACTGCCAAAGAAACAAAAGAAATCGATGAAACTGTAGTAGACAATGTAATCGATATCAAGCGTTTGGCAGGGCTTTAATAGACATATTTTAGGAGAATAATATAATGTCAAAAGTACTCTTAGAAAGCCGTTGGGGAGAAACAAAAGACGCCCTGCTAGAAGGCTTAAAAGGCAATCGTCGTTCAACAATGAGCGTATTGCTTGAAAATACAAAGAAGCAGCTTCTTGCTGAAAGTTCAGCCGGAACTACAACTGCAGGTAACATTGCAACACTAAATCGTGTTATCCTTCCGGTAATTCGTCGTGTTATGCCAACTGTTATTGCTAACGAACTAGTTGGTGTTCAGCCAATGACTGGCCCAGTTGGTCAGATTCACACATTGCGTGTTCGTTACGCAAACTCATTGACTGACAACTCAGCAGCAGCAACTTCGGTAACTGCTGGTGAAGAAGCTCTTTCACCATTCAAGATTGCACAGGCATACTCACGTGTTCCTCAAGACGCAACTGACACTAGCTTCTATACTGGTGCTGACACAGCATCACTAGAAGGTAATGGTGGTAAGCAGATTTCTGTTCAGATTCTTCGTCAGGCTGTTGAAGCCAAGTCACGCAAGCTACAAGCTCGTTGGACTTTCGAAGCTGCTCAGGACGCTCAGTCACAGCATGGTATTGACGTAGAAGCAGAAATTATGGCTGCTCTTGCACAAGAAATCACTGCTGAAATCGATCAGGAAATCTTGCTCTCACTTGCAACTCTTGCTTCAACTGAATACACATTCAACCAAGCAACTGTTTCAGGTACTGCTACTTATGTTGGTGACGAACATGCTGCTCTAGCTGTTCTTATCAACCGCGTTGCAAACTTGATTGCACAGCGTACTCGTCGTGGTGCAGGTAACTGGGCTGTTGTTTCACCAGCTTCGTTGACTGTTCTTCAGTCAGCTACAACTTCTGCATTCGCTCGTACAACTGAAGGCACCTTTGAAGCTCCAACTAACACTAAGTTCGTTGGTACTCTTAACGGTGCAATGCGTGTATTTGTTAACTCATATGCACCAGACACTCAGCCAGTACTTGTTGGA